ATACTACTACTTATAGTAGTGTTTAATTTTACTGTGATTTATGTGGTTACATACATCACCTAAAGGCGATAACCTCTGCATGTTCTACACTCACTTTCGTTCGCTCGAACCTTTGAAGTTAAGTATTTAAAAAAGAATTATTATTACTTTCTGTAGATGGAACTTCAGTCAGACGGAACCTATTACGGTTCCATCCTCTTTCTGTGAGTGTATACTATACAGCCATAGACATTTGGAAACAGGTATTTTGTTTATACACCGTGCAATGGGCTCTGACCTTTCCCAACCTGCGACGACTCTAGGATATGCCTCGTTCCTCACTTGCATATCTTTTTATGCACATATGGTGTTTGCGACCTAACAGAATAAAGTCTATATTACTACATTGAGCAGGAGTGTGCTTGTAGTTCTATTTTACGGGTGCGGGTACCAAAATCGCCGCCTTTATCCCCAATCAAAAAATTCTTTCCGGTGATCAGCCTTATGTTCTGTTTGTAAAGGGTTCTGTGTTTCTTGTTCTAGTGCTAGTTCTAATAACTCTTTGCGCCAACCTTTAGGTGGTGGCCATGGTATGCCCCATTTTTGCAATTGAGCCTTAGTATGCTTTGCCTTGAGTATTTCTTGCCTTGTGATAGTTGCCATGTTTGCCTTAATGTAATTCTATTTATACTTTTTTGTGTTTTTTTGTAAAGTTCTTGATTTATTATACTATACACCCATTCTAATGTCAAGAAATATGTTATTTAGATAAATAAATATTGAGTTGGACTGTGGAGTTGAAAGTTCCGGACTAATGATTCAATCAAACAATCCATAAAATTCTATAATGCGTTGCCATGCTAAAATAGAGCTCATAATAACAGACAAGTGGCCTTCGAAGTTATTACACAGCCAACTCCCCCTTTAACTATTTCACTTCCTTAAATTTAATCTCAAACGGTTTTTCATTATACTGTTTAGTGTGTAAATCATAACCCAAGTCTTGTTTGCTAAAGTTGTAATCATAAGCAACACATATGATATCGAATAACTTCTTAATATATCTCAACTGTTTCTTTGTGTAGTCCTCTGATGGATTACGCAATCTATTGCCCACTATACCTGATGCATAACTTAACACACTATTGTATGAGCCTGCATAAGTGCTTTTAGGCATCTCTTTGCTAGGCACAGTACACATGTTATATAGACTTTTGTCTAAGAACTGTTTTTGTGATACATCCATTACAAATCTGCTTAACCAATGGTGTATGTATGCAATATCTTCATCATGCATGTTCAAATGTTTCTTTTCGTTGTTTGCTTTTACTTCATACCATATGGTAAGCACATTGTTGTTAACAGTGGATTGAGGTATAATGTAGTAATTTGCTTTATGGCCTTTCATAAACAGGTGCCTCCCCACTTAACATCTTGTGAATTGCTTCTTCAATAGTGTAGCCGTCAAGTAACATTCTAATCAGTACCATTCTCCACTGTGGATACCATGGATGATCTTGATGTAACCAACCTTGTGGTTTCAATGCTTTCTTTTGTTTTTCCCAATCAATACAGCCAGGTATTTTTCTACCCAACATGTGTTGACCATATGCAGTAGTAAGGTATGCACTACCTCTGAGTCTTATGCGTTGATCTATAGCAGTAGGATGTGCTCCTATTTCTTTTGCTAGTTCTACAAGTGTTTTGTTATACATTATTTCACTGAGTGAAGGTTGTGGCTTACGCTGGTAAGGTGAACCAAAGTTACGCACTCTCATGTGTATAGCATCTGGGGTAACCATTTCTTGTTGTGCTAGTTCTTTGACATGTATGCCCCACTTGGCTTCAAATTGTGTTATCTTTTTACCTGTTACAGGATCAATTACTTTCTTTCCGTGTCCTTTAGTTGGCATCTGCTTGTCTCCTTGCTAGTTCAGTGTCTATAACTGTTTTCATAGCAATTAAATTAGCAGTATCACTGTTTACTATGATATCTTCTAATGATTTAGGTTGAGGTTGTTGAGGTTTGTTTTTCCAATCCTTTGTTCTAGGCGGATGGGTTGCCTTTTTTCTTACTTTTGCCATTTTATGCTCCAAATAATGCAATGCTTTATTGCTTTGCACATAAGTTATTTATGACTTTAAGTAAAAATACCGGTAAAATACGGTTCAAATAAGGTGTTTGGTTGGTTTGGTAACCTTGGTTTTATTTATCTACTTGATAATTCGCTTTCTACCCAACTTAAGGCTCTTGGACCGCCCCATAGGTAGTATGCTTGTATGGCTTTTGATGTTTCTAAGTCTAAGCCTTGATCTCTTGCGTTGTCATAGTTCTCTTTTGCTCTTAACAAGTAACTACGCATACGCCTTAGTGTAGCATATGATATGTTATCACCATTTGCTAGTTGATTTGCTCTTGCTAAACCAACTCTAGTGCCAGCACGCCTGCTAGGAGCAACATTTTCTCTTGCTTCTAACGCCTTTTTAGCGGCTTCTCTAACTGGTTTGGGTGCTACTGGCATATTATATATTTCCTTTGCTTACACACGCTTATATGCTGTCTAAGACACCAACATACTGGCTACTGTTGCTAGTAATGTACTTATTGTTAATAACACTAAAGCCCATATTTTTTTGTCTAGGCTCTCGATCGCAGTAGTAAAGAAGGCTCTGTTATCCTTAACTGCTTCTTTAAGGTCGTCTACTCTGTCTGACAAATGTCCGTGTTGTAGATCGTTGCTTTTTTCGAGTTGCTCAATCTTGTTACTGAGCTCTAGTGTTGTTGTTTTTGGCATTTTAGTTACTTTCGCTCTCTGTGGTTTCATTGTATCCAACTTGTTCCCTTAATTTTTCTAATTGTGCTTTGCGTTGCTGTATTATTACAGGAACAGGTGTTGCATCGCCCTCATCATCATCTGGTGTACTGTATAACCACTCAGAATCTGTGTATTTTTCTTCTCTGTTGAGTTCTTCTACTGTTGTTTCTAACCATTTAGGTGTTTTGTCCCTGCATACATAAACAAAACAATCTGTGAGAACTCCATCTCTACTCTTGCATGATTCAAATGCACTTGCAAAAGTGTTAAAGGTACTGCTGTTATAAGGTATAGTTATAATGCCGCCCATAATATAACTCCTATAACTCCAAGGGCATACTGATCGTATACTCTTGTAGTATGCTAGCCAATCAACCTCTTTTGGATGATCTGCTCTTTCTTTTGCCATATGCTTCGGCTTCTTTGCGAGTCTTAAACACTTTACCTGTTTTGCCCCACTTGTAACCACCGCTTTTTGCTTTCATTACTGGCATTACTTAACCTCTTTTACTTTTGTTACCTTTTTTCTTTTTCTTTTTGGTTTTCATGTACTTTGCCATGATTATACCTTTTTATGTGAAGAATGATCCATAGTAGTTACAGAACTGTATGCCATTCCGTCTACTAACTTGTTCATTCCTTTTGCTTCGTCTCTTCTGTCCTTAAGACTTTGAGTCATTTTGACACCTCTATGACGCATACCTAGACTTTCGTCCATTCTGTCGTTATAGCCTTGTCCTTTCCATTTCTTAGCCATCATTTTTCTCCTTTTGATTGCTGGCGCAACTGTTTTACTAGTCGTTGCCATCTATTACTGCTTGTTTAACTGTTTCTAAACCACAATCTGGGTTATCCATAGCAAATTGTATTGCGAATGTTATTTTATCGCCTGACAATGTTGCTATGTAATCTCTTATATCTTCTGGTAATATTTGTTCCATTATATCTCCTTACAAGTTAGCATGGTTAACTTTTTGCCATGAACTACCATTATAGAAACATAATGTTGCTTCTGTGGTGTTGTACACAGTATCACCTGATCCCATACCTGTCAATGCGTTTATTTCTGTAGTTGTTAAGTTCTGGAATCTGATTCTATTACTAAACATAGATACATCATCACTGAATTCAACTTTGGTAACTGCTTCACTTTGTAATGTTAAATTGTCTGACTGTTCTGCTAAGTTGAACTTCCATTCTTTAGCAGTAACACCTGAACTAACCACTGTTGTTACAGTACTTGGTACTGTTTGTATAGTATTGAAGTCACCTGATCCAGATACAAACGGTGATTGTCCACCCAATGATGTGTAAGTAACAACTGTTCCGCTACCACCACCACTTATAGGTGCGGCACCGCCTGTGCTAAGTCTATAAGCATGATTACCGGTTGTTCCTGATGTGAATATATAGTTCAATGTGTATTGATTACCGCCTAATGCACTTTCATTACCAGTTGAAGAGTCAGTGAATGTACCACTTGCACTCATTGTTGCTACAACACCATCTAGTGTGTTACCTGGTGACAAAGATGCATCCAGCATCACGAATGGTTGATTGAAAAATGCTGAATTAACAACAACACCATCTAGTATAGATGCAATGTTAGTGACTAAGTTAGAACTGTTGTCTATTCGTTTCAGTGACATTTGCATATCACCTACTGTGCCTGCATTCACTGAACCACCGTTGTTTACAGTAAATTTAGCACCACTTGGGGCACTTGTATCTGCATAATTTATTTCTGCCCAACGAGTATCACCACCAATGTATGCTTCTTGTGGTCTAGTACCTGTTACTTGTGCCGCTGGCAAGAATGTTATAGGCTTTCTGTTAGTGCTGTTACTACCTATGAATAATTCACCTTCTTTGTAAGAAAGATATGTATCAGCAGTTACACCATTTCCTGTGGAAGCAAAGTAAACATTTGTGTTACCTCCAACACCACCGCCCCATGTGTCCCAATTATCTGCGGCAGCCACACTCATGTATGCAGGAACATTATATGAACTTGGATTTACCAATTGACCATTTGTACCCCAGAATGTGAGTCTTCCTAATTCTTGGTTCAGTCTAGGATATGAGTCAAAGTCATTGTCTGTGGATTTACCGTTAGCAGTTGTGAAGAACATTCTAGGTGCACCAGAACCTAAAGTTCCCGAATTACTTTGTGCGGCGTTATCTGTGTAACTCTTGAACAACATAGCAGGCTGTACAGGTTCTGTGCCTGTGTCAGTTAAACCATCCCACATAATGTTTACACCAAATGAAGGGAATATGTCGTTTTCACCTCTGTTGGTTAAGTCAGTGTTTTCACCTACTACAATACCTTGATTTGCTTTAATTACAGTATTTGCCGGTGTTAAATTAGTTCTTGCTACAGTGAAGTCACTGAGATCAGCAAAAGAATATTCTGAACCACTGCCTACTGCCGCAATATCAAAGTCTGCGCCTTGCGGTCCTCTTTGTGGATAACCATATTTGATGTTTCGTCTTCTTTGAGTAGCAACAGTTGTGTAACTGCCTGAACCTGTGGATTGTAATGTACTTTGTACACTCATTACCAAGCCAGTATCTGTGTCAACTAAACCTGGAGAGAATGTGTTACCTGAACTAAAAGTTAATGTAGCATCACCTAGAGCGGTTGAACTCATTGTGACATTACCTGTAGCGGCATCAATTGCTGTTACATAAGCATCATCATCAAATATAATTGTGCCACCTGTTAATACATAACCTACTGCTAAGTCACTTACTGTTGCGGCTGAATCATCATCGCCTTGTCTAATTGCTGTTACTGTGATGTTTGCATCACCAGAGGTTACAGAACCTTCAAATTCGAAGAACTTGAGGTCTGCAGTACCTGAATATGTTATTATAGATGAATTTGCTGGTAATTTGTTACCACCAAATAGTGCATAACCATCACCATCTACTTTGAATACATCTACTTCAGTACTGCTACTAGAAAATTCTTCTACTACACTAACATTATTACTGCTATCTGTAGATTTTAGTGTATTTCCTATCAATTTTCCAGTTGTGGCAGTTATGTCACCATCTGCGACAGTTATGTCACCGCCTGTTATGTTTAAATTCCCAGAATTGTCAATTGTAACATTGCCGCTGAAAGTTGCTGTTTCACCAGGACTCTGGGTTAGACTTTTAATAGCAATGTCACCTAAAAAGTCTGTTTCTCGAATTATATTTTTGTGACCTACAACTGCGAATGCATCTTGATTTATTCTAAAACCACTATTGATATCAATGTTTCCGAAGTTATCGCCTGCATTTTGTGTAATATTTACACCTTGGGTTGTGCTAGGTTCTACAGAAGTATCAGAATTATGTAGATAAACATTGCCTACAGCCTGAAAATAACCATTACCGGCGCTGTTAACTTTAGTAGTTCCTGAAGTAGTTATATTTCCTGCACTTAAAAGTCCAGGTGTATTGATATCACCTTGATATGCACCAATAGCGGCATTTGCTCTATCAGTTGTGTAGTATAAGTTAGTGCCTTCTGCTAAGTCATTTGTTGTTTTACTTGAGAATGCTGTGTTAAATCTAGCATCTGTGTAGTATAAATTTGTACCTTCTATTAAATCTGTTGTGGTTTCTGGTAAGACAAATTCTGTAGTACCGTCATTACTGGCTTTCCATTTGTCAGCGCCTTCGTCCCATAGTAAATATGTATTTGAACTTGAACCTCTGTCGACGAATATCTGAGAGTTGGCACTTGGAGCACCTACTTGTCCGTACTGTAATGTAACATTTCTATCTTCTACTAGTAGATCAACTACTGTTTCTGAGTTGATGTTACCAGTAACATTTAAATTACCGCCAATACTAACATTACCTGTTGCTGTAATACTAGTAGCACCAGTAAATGTACCATGTGCGGCACTTGTATTTGATGTTGTTGATATGTTTGCAGTTGATGATATCTGCTTAGTGTAACTTTCTAATTTGGTATCTGTGATAATATCACCACCAGTACCGTTACTCCTTCCTACGAACCAATCACCGCTACTAGCATCATACTTGATGTATGCATTACTTAATGAACCACTATAACTGTTATCAACATTTAAGAACCAATCTTGAGCTGTTGTTGCATCTTGGTCTTTTAGTACTACCCAATCTGCTAAACCAAAATTGATGGTATCATTAACTCTAGTTCCGCTTACGAACACAGGTCCTACTACTGCATCTGTGCCAATTTCTATTGGCGAGAGGAATCTTACTTGTGAGTCTGAATCTGTTAGGTCAAATCGAACAGAACCATTGACTTCCATGTCGTTAAATGTTACATCCTTGTTGAGTAAGAATGAATTTAAATTACTACCAAATAGCCCACTGTCAGTAAATGTACTTTGGGATATGTTTGCTGTTATATTGTCAACGCTGTTGTCTAAGAATCTAATATTAGAACCGCTCGGCATAACTAAGTTGTTGGTACCGGCCGCAATGTTAATATTACCGGTAGTAGCATTACCACCTAATGTAGTGACATCCATTGCTTCGATATCTACAGTACCGTCAACTGTGAGTGAACCACCTATAGTAGTTGCACCTAAATGATTAACGCTAAACACTGAAGTATTTGCATTGTTCATTAATTTAAAACCACCACTGGTAACAGCTCTGCCTGCAGGGTCTAGATAAATGTTTGCATTTCCTCTTTGATTAAAATCAGCGTATTTTCTAACAACTGGGTTAATACCAACTGCTTCTACTGTTTCTATTCTTAAGTACTGCGTGTCCTGGTTCATGGTCTTAGCATAACCACCTTGCAAGACTAATGGTCCACCGGATCTAATATTATGGTCAATGAGTACGCTACTTGGATCTAAGAAAGTTGGGTTACCCAATATAACAGTACTAGCACCACTACTGGTACTATCTGCCCATAAATTGATGTTACTACCTAAGATTTCAAAAGGACCACCGGATCGTAATTTAATTTCGTCAAAATTTGATACCTGGAATAAATCGTTACTGTTACCGTTAACAAAGACCTGTTCTGCTGAAGCCCTAGTAATATTTAAATTACCGCCTAGGCTGATATTACCACTGGCGTCTAATGTTGTGATACCTGGCAATGCACCTTCATAATCTAGTATGGCGGCATTTGCATTATCTGTTGTAAAATATTTGTTTGTAGTACCTTCAGGTAAATCATCTGTGGTCTTGCCTATGAATGATGCGGCACTGGATAGACTGATTTCACCACTGGCACTACTGTATATAATAGGTGATGCACCAGTTATTTGAGTTCTAATGTCTGAGGTGCTTACACCTGTGTATTGAATTATACCATTTGATGTTGATGAAGTATCGTATGCTAAGTTACCAAAGCCACTTTCATTACTTACACTTATTGCTTGTCTAACATCTGCGTTACTAACTGCCGCTGTAGAACTTAGTGTTACATTAGAAGTAGTACTTGCTACATTTACTATGCTATTGGTAGTATCAACTGTTATGTTGCTAGTTGGGACGCTAACTGTTACATTTGCCATGTTAGTCTCCTTATGCTACTGTAGATACTGTTACTGTTATGTCTGCGGCTCCGCCACCGCCCATGTCTACATCTAGTAGTTGTATAGTGTCACCAACATTGTATCCTGTACCTCTAGATACAATATCTATGTTTGTTACACCACCTGTTGTTACTTGTACGCTAAATGTTGCACCAGTACCTTCTTTGTTGCTTAGTCCAGTTACTGTGTATGCACCAATTGCTCTATCGGCGTCAGTTGCACTATTGTCAGTGAATGTTAATAAACCGCCTGTTCCTAATGGAATGTAATTTGCATCTAATGTAGGATCTGCTGGTGATACTGAACTTTCCCAGCGTTGCATCAAGCACCATCTGTGTGATTCTACTATGTCTGGATTTGCTCCATTTGGATTAGTCCATGTAAATGTTACTATTGTTAGTGGTACATTTGTTCTTGCACTTGGAGTAATAGGACCTGTATATAGGTCTGCAGGTATGTTAAAATTTATTATACCGTTTAGGGCATCCGAATCATCAATGTTAGCACCTGGTATTGATGCACCTGGTGAGCCAAAGAAACCAATTATTTTAGTATCTGTAAAGTTAGGCAAGCCAGTGTTTCTGTCGTATGCTACGACATCTGCTATTAATGTTTGATATGTTGCGGCAAATGTAAATGTGCTTACATCTGAACCATAATTGTATTGATATTGTTTTGCTGTTGATGGGAATACTTCTTCGACAACCACATTGTCTGCACCACCTACATAACTTTTGAAATCTAATAATCTACCTGACATGTTTACTCCTGAGGGATCAGACTGTTATACTGAGGTATAACAGAATATTTTAATAATACTATTTACCTTAAATAGTAATTTTGTTGGTATTTACTAAGCGTCTGGTAGTACTAATCGACCATTTGATGCCGCGGCATACTCGTCTATGTCAATTCTTACACCATCTACTACTATACAACGCTCTGATGGTCCTATATAGTTGCCATCTGCGTCATACATTCTTAATATTACCGAGTCGTATACTTCTATCATATCTATATTTCCTTATTCCGGGCGAGTAGGCCACGGTATGTTTATATCTTCAGTTATTCCTGCATAATCGAAATCTCGTAATGCTTGTCTATATGTTTGCCACTCTGCTTTTTTGGCATCACTTAGCGGTGAGTCAGCACCTTGCGTCCAATCACATGTTGTTAGCATATTGTTTCGTTGACTCTTTATTTTGTTTGCTAAATCATCATCATATACAGCAGGAACAGATCTAGTACTAAAAGGTGTAGTAGTTAAATCTAATTCTACATGCTTTGCATTGTACACAGTACCATTTATTTCACTTTCTAGTATGTAACTCATGTTCATACCTGTGTTTGCATTACATAACCTAGTTGCTTTTGCTTCAGTGATATCTCTTACATAATAGATATCGCCGCTAACATTGTTGTAAAACACATATTTTTGCATTAGAAGAATCCTCCGATATCTAAGTAAGCATCTGATTTACTTATTCGTTTGTCTAGGTTAGTCACATCGAATCCTCGCACACCACTAGCATTAACATTTAAATCACTGTTTGCATAGTTAACCACATTCATGTGTGATGGTACATAAGCCTTGGTTGCACTTGCTGGTGGTCTACCAAAATCGTTAACTGCAATGGTAGAACCTCTAGACTCTGATATTTCATATTTAAAGTTATCACTTAGTGTAGGTATTACAGGTAAGTTACCAGATATAATACCACTACCTTGTGCTATTTCGCCAATGTCTGCATTTGCATTTGGTGTATATGCGCCTGTAACAGGATCAACATCAAATTCTTTGTAGAAGATTTCTCTTGCTGGTTTGTATGCTATTTCGTTAGTGTTTAGTCCATTAAGTGCACCATATGATACTAGACTGTTAACAGCACTAAATTCTCCATAGTCAATAGCACCTAAGTCTACTATGTCGATGGGTGCTATAATACTTGCATTTGAACCTATAGGAGCACTTACTACCGCGGCATTTGCCACTGAGTTATTTGATACATCTTCTTCATACTGTAATCCAGCCTGTACACTACCTAAGTCTGATCTACTGATAGCACCTTGGTTATTCAATGCTATGTTGGCAGTACTTGCCACTATTGATCTGTTGTCAAATGTGCCACCGAACTCTAATCTTAATTCTGCTAACAGTTCATCTGTTAATGGACCTGCTGGGAATGCCGGGTCTTTGGGCACTGGTTTAGGTTGTGGCAATGACACATTAACTGTTTCGCCAGGTGTAAAGGTTGCACCCACTGTTGGGAATATAGTAGCCATTTCAGGCTCAATACTTGTTGCACCACCCATTATGTTAATGTTTGCTATAATTTTGTCAATGTCAGGTATGTCTGGTATTGTGATAGGGAAGTTGATACTTGGTATATCAGGACCACCTGCTCCTGGGCCGTATATAACATTACCAATGTCAACATTGCCTGTGACATTACCTGTTGGAGGATCTATAACATTTGCTACATTGCCTAGTGGATCATCCACAATGGTTATATTACCAATAATGTTTGCTATGTTTGAATAATCAATATTGCCCCATATGCCTGTCCACCATCCTGGGATACCAGTTAAGTCTAATGCACCAGAATCTTGTACTACTACATGAGTGTACACACTATCATCATATTCTAATAATACCAAGCTCACACTTAACATACCGTCTTCGGCTTCCGTTTCTGTTACACGCATAACACGGAATAACTTTTCTGTAAAGCCATATGTTGCGTTTGTTAACTTAACTATGTCTCCTACATCACTTTGTATAGCGGCATAGTCTGCTTTTAATTGTACTACTAAGTCTTTTCTGCTTTGACGCAAGTCTATTTGTGCAAGGTTAGTTGCCCGCGGTGCGTCATTAACTATAGGATATCGTGTTGTTAATTTGTTTTCAGGTTCGTTAGGGTTAAGTTCACCACTAGGTGTAGTAACTAATACTGTACTTGTTTGATCTCGTTCTGAACCATCGGGAAATTCTGCTTCTAATGAATTATACTGTGAATACAATTCTGTACTTGATACATCTATAGCACCTAAAATATTGTCATCATCAAAAACATAAGCCGCACTCTTTTCTGCGGTTGTTGCCTCTCTGTTAGGAACTACTTCGAATTTACCCACTTTAGGATTGTAAGTAAAGAAGGTACTACATGCTTGACATATCAAATCAATGTTTGTAAACACATCTGAATATGTGCCCATCATACCATTGATTGCCCATCTATTGTGTTGTGCTGTTGCACCTACACTAGTAGTATAATCTACTTGCTCAGTTGCATAACTTGTAAGTGCGGCAATTGAAGTTAAGTCTATGTCTGAAGTGCTTAATCCTGCTCCATAACGGCTATTTGTGAGATAATCATCTAGTACTGCACCAGGCTCGCTTAGACTGTTTGTTATTTCTGTTGTGTATTGTCCTAAGCCTGTTAATCCTTCTTCAGCATCATAGTCTATTTGGAATACAACATATACTAGACCTTCGTAACTGGTGTTTGCATTGATTGTACTTAACATAGTGGTTGCGGCAACTTGGTTACCACTTGCTGGGAATATTTGATCACTAGCGGCAGTACCACCAGCATATATTCTTGAACGCATTTTACCATTAACTTTGTTTGCGGCTGTACCGTTAGCATCTGTTACTGATGTAACCACATGACTTTGTGAACCAACACCGAAGTTAAGTTGTTGGTCGCCTCTGTATTGTTTACCTATTGTGTATGTACCGGTGTCTGTTTTCTCACCTAGCACTATAACATAAGTCATTGTATCGTTTTGATTGCTAATACCAGCATCTACAATAATACCACCAGTCAAGTTACTGCCATAGAACACAGGCACTTTGTTGTCTGTGCTTGGCGATACTTGTACTTTAACGCCTGGGTCTTTTGCACTTGCTACATTAGGTGGTTTGAACACACCTAATACTTTTGCTGTGCCCATTGCTAATCCACCTGCTATAACAGATGTGGCTAAGCCTGCCCAAGTTAATGTACCAAAGATAGTTGCGGTACTTATACCGATCGCACTTACTATTGCTGTTGCTATTGCTGTAAAGACTGCCATATGTTATCCTTCGTAAATATAATTCTTTTCTATAGGACGCCAACCTCTGCTTTCTAAGTCAAAGTCTGGCGACTGTTCCATGTTTGTTAATGTGAAGCCTTGTATTTCACCTGCTTCTTGTAGTGCTTTTCCTATCTTGATATACTTTAATAATAATTTATATCCTGCACTAGTCATTCTATGTTCTTCATCTACCCACCACGCTACTTCGCGAAGTGTTTTAATCTCTGGTAACCATGGATCGGATGATATATCTCCAATCAACATGCCTATTGTTTGTTCTTCATGCTCTGCTAACAGTATACATCCGCTTTGCATAAATTTACATAACAAGCGTCTAACCCATGTATCTCCGTACTGTGGATTGTGATGTGCTTCATATGGGCTACTGTTTGCGAAGTCTATCATCATTTCCATTATTCTATCAAAATCTTGTATTGTTGCGTTTCTTATCTTCATATCTTCAAACCTTTATATCTTTATCTTTGTTGTTGGTTACGACCTCCGCCGCCACCACGGCCTCGGCCACCGCCTCCGCCGCCACCTCCGTAGCCACCACCACCTGTGTATTCTTTACCAAAGTCAAAAGATGTGTTGTTAATCACAGGCACTCTATCAAAAGTATTGTCTCCAGGGAATAAACGCTTTCTATCTGCTGGTGCTGTACGCTGTCCATTTATTCTGTTCTCTAATATAGTGTTAATACTTGCTACACTTATACCAACTGAGTTAGTTATGTCACCATTTTCAATATTAACATCTTCTGTGATGCTATAGTTAGTAATAACACCTTTGTAACGAGGATATACATTAGTAACTGCATAGTTATCGTCAAAAAATGCTCTAAATATACTTACAGCACCACCTTTAACCTGATTTGTTAGGACTGTTTGCACATTACCCGCAGGTATTCCTGTCAAAACCATGTTTAAATCGCCGTTTGTTGTCTTAATATCTTCTTGAAATTGACCTATATTCAGAAATGCACCTAATTCAGTGTAATCATTACCATCATATGTGATTGTTTTCCAACTATTTGACACATAATAAGTTGTACTACCTATTTGTAGTTGTATAAGCAAACAATGTTTGATGTTATTTGCAGTTACTTCAGTGATTGTGGTAGCCATTAACCGTCCTCTTTTCTAATGAACTCTAAATATTCGAATTCAGAGTCAAATTGTAATAAATCTCCAGGTATAACACTATACTTAGGCTTGCTTACCATTTTAACTTTCCATGTACACGCTGAACCTACTACAATTCCTTTACCACTTAGTGTATAACTGTCTTGAGGTATGAATGGTCTGCTTAGTGGTATAGCAACACTACTTGAAGTAGTATGGGCTACATCTGCTGTTACTTGATATGGGTATCTATATCCTGATGCTGGTTGTATGTAGTCACCTTTCTTAAACAAGAATGTGCCACTACCTGCACTACTGGCATCTACTGTTAGTGTTGAACCACTTGCTGATACGCAAGTAACACTTCCTATACCTGTACTATCTCCTTGATATGCTGTGATGTATGCAAGGCTAGTATTAGTCGTACCTATGTCTATTGTTGCTTCTTCTGTTACATCTAATGCATTTAAGTCTTCTGTAAGTCCTCTGTTAGTACTGTATTGTAAGCCACCGTGCATGCCGCTAGTGAACTGATATGGTACAGCACTTACTACTTCAGAAGTAAGTAATCTACCTGATCTTGATATTGATTGCCCTGCAATTTTCTTTCTGTATATTGTAACATAAGTTGCATTATCTACTATTGTTTGTAGGCTCATCGTGGTTGTCTCCTTGCACCTACTTGGGTGACATTGTATAAGTATTCTGGAT